TCAAGTAAATTTACAACTTTGATAGAACGATTTCAACTCGGATTGGTTATCAGCTTAACCAGTTTACTCTGCATTTGATGTTTTACCAAAATCTTTTGCTGATTTCTTAGTTGCTCACGTTGCTGCTAAAGTTGCTGCAAAGAACGAGACTAACATCTGGACTGGTGTAACTGCTAACGCTGGCGAATTCAATGGCTTTATGACATTGTTAGCTGCTGATGCTGCTTTACCTGCTGCTCAAGAGGTTGCTGGAACTACGGTAACTGCTTCTAACGTTGTTGCTGAATTAGGCAAAATCGTTGATGCAATCCCTGCTGCTCTTTACACTAACGAGAATCTTTACTTATACGTTTCTCAAAACATTGCTCGTGCTTACGTTCGTGCATTGGGTGGATTCGGTGCTTCTGGCTTAGGTGCTAACGGTACAAACGCTCAAGGAACTCAATGGTACAACAACGGTTCATTATCTTTCGATGGTGTTAAAATCTTTGTTGCAAACGGTTTAGCTTCTAACACTGCTTGTGCTACAACTAAAGACAACTTATTCTTTGGTACAGGTTTATTATCTGACTTAACTGAGGTTAAAGTTATTGATATGAGCGATATCGACGGATCGCAGAATTGCCGCGTAGTAATGCGCCTAAGCGCTGGTGTTCAGTATGGTATCGTTGAAGATATCGTCACATACGGCATTACAAATTCCGCAAATTAATAGCAAACTAAAAAAAGCACCTCGTTAATTCGGGGTGCTAATTTTTAAACTTTTTAAATATAAAATCAATATGGCTTGCGATATTTCATTAGGACGCATTGAGCCTTGCAAAACGAGTACAGGTGGTTTAAAAGCCGTGTACTTTGTGAACTGGGGAGATGCAACAGGTTACACATACGATGCAACCGATACCGATGTAATTGATGCAGTAGCAGGAACTCCTTCAGCTTACAAGTATGAAGTAAAAGGAAACTCTAGCTTTGAGCAAACAATTACATCTAGCCGTGAGAACGGAACGACTTTCTTTGAGCAAGTGATTAACTTGACTTTGAAGAAATTGTCAATTGCTGACCACAAGCAAATCAAATTATTAGCATACGGCCGTCCGCAAGTTATTGTGGAAGATACAAATGGAAATTTCTTCTATGCTGGTTTGCAACACGGTTGTGAAGTAACTGGAGGAACAATCGTAACAGGTGCAGCAATGGGTGACTTATCTGGTTACACATTGGTATTAACTGGACAAGAGCCAGTGCCTGCGAACTTCTTAGGAACTGCTTTGGCTACTGCTGGATTTACGGTAGTAACAGGTTCTTAGTAGATTGTTTTTTGTGTGTTTTGAAGGGGGGCTTGATTGCCCCTCTTCCATTTTATAAACAAACGATTATAATTTACGTTTATCTATTGTGATAGTATTAAAAGAACAAGGAACGGCACAGACGGTGCGCTTTATCCCTACTCGAAAAAGTAGCGGAACTTCTTTAATTTTAAGAAACGAATCGACTAACGTTTCAACTACCTACTCAATTACGACTTCGGCATCTTCTTATTATTCTACTTTTTCAAAAGTATTAAATTTAGAAGAAGGCCATTTTTACGATATGACAATTTTGGACGGATCAGATTTGGTCTATCGTGATATAGTATTTTGCACTAATCAAACGATTGCGACTTATTCGGTTAATAATGGCGAATATGTAGAAAGCACTCAAAACATAATTTTCTATGAGTAACGTTCACGTTTTCAATTTTGAATCGCATAAGCCACCAACAACGACAGAATCTAAGAGAGATAACTGGGTAGAGTTTGGCGATGATAACGATTACTTTCAATACCTGATTGACCGCTACAATAATAGCACCACAAATAGTGCGGTTATTAACGCAATCACTAAGCTGATTTATGGCCGTGGCTTAGATGCTACCGATTCAAATAAGAAGCCGAACGAATATGCTCAAATGAAAATGCTTTTTAGACCAGAGGTACTAAATTGCGTTATTACAGATTATAAATTATTAGGTCAAGGATACTTCCAATTGATTTATAATAAGGCTAAAAATGCCATTATTAGAGTCGAGCACGTTCCAGCTCAGTTATTAAGAGCCGAGAAATGCAATGAGAAAGGAGATATTGAAGCCTATTATTACTCAGATAATTGGAGCGATACCAAGAAATTTCCACCTAAAAGAATTCCAGCATACGGATTTGGAGATCAAACCCTAGAATTGCTATGTGTTCGTGATTATTCAGTAGGTCAAAAATACTATTCTAACGTTGATTATATCGGTGCAATTCCATACGCTAAGTTAGAAGAGGAGATTGCTGACTTTTTAATTAACGATGTTCAACACGGTTTTGCCCCTACTTCGGTAATTAACTTCAATAACGGAGTACCCGATGAGGAGAAACAAAGCTTAATTGCTTCCGATGTTAAACGCAAATTAACTGGTTCAAACGGTGCTAAAGTTGTGGTTGCTTTTAATAGCGATGAGACCAAGAAAACTACCATCGATTCAGTTCCTTTAAACGATGCACCAGCTCACTATCAGTATTTAAGTGAAGAGGCTAGAGGCAAGATATTGCTTGGCCACTCGGTTACATCTGGATTGCTTTTCGGTGTGCCAGCAAACAACGGATTTAGCTCTAATGCGGATGAATTAAAGAATGCTTCTATCTTATTTGACAATATGGTTATTAGACCATATCAGCAAGTAATGATTGTAGCCTTAAATAAAATACTTTCGTTTAATGGTGTAGCTTTAAACCTTATATTTATACCATTGCAGCCATTAGATGCTCAAGGAGAATTGACGGATACGGGTGCAGGCAACGATATTATCGAAGCATTGAATAGCTTATCGCCTTTAGTAGCTACAAAAGTGCTTGAGAGCATGACACCAAACGAAATTCGTAATTTGGTTTTATTGCCACCAAAAGCAGAGGGCACAGAGATTCCAACGGTTACACAATTATCATCTCATATTGATGAACTAGATGTCGAAGAATTTGGCGGAGAAATGAATCCTGACGAATGGGAATTGATTGATGCTAGACCAGTATCATACGAAGACGAGGAACGCTTAGATGCAGAATTAGAGGCTTTAAATAACCCACAAAAATCTGTATTATCTAAGGTTTGGGAATTTGTGACTACAGGAGTTGCTAGACCAGACTTAAAATCAGAGCAAGATGGAAAACTATTTGCATCTCGTTACAGATATAGCGGTACTATTTCGCCTGATTCTCGTGAGTTTTGTCAGAAAATGCTGACTGCAAATAAGCTTTACCGCAAAGAGGATATAATTAGAATGGGCGAAAAGCCTAAAACTAATCCGGGATTTGGGCCAAAAGGATCAAATACTTATGATATTTTCCTTTATAAGGGAGGTGCAGCTTGTCATCACTATTGGACTCGTGAAACATACAAGCGTTTTACTGATCCAAGAAGAAGCGGAGCTGAACAAATAACACCAGCACAGGCAAGAAAAGCAGGGGAGATATTACCAACTAATCCAAGCAAAGTATATCAAAAACCTATTGATATGCCGAATAAAGGATTTTTACCTAAATAAGAAATGGCACAAGCATTATTTATCACTCGTGAGGATTTAGTCAAATTTACTGCGTTAAATGGTAACATTGATACAGACCGCTTTATCCAATGGATTAAAGTGGCTCAAGACATCCATATCCAAAACTATTTAGGTACTAAATTATTCAACAAAATTAATGATGGCATTGTAGCTGGAAACCTTGCGAGCCCATATACTACGCTATTAAATACTTATATCAAGCCGATGGTAATTCATTGGTCGATGGTGGAATTTTTGCCTTTCTCGGCTTACACTTTTGCAGGCAAGGGAGTTTATAAACACTCATCTGAAAACGCTCAAAACGTAGACAAGGAGGAAGTAGATTTCTTAATTGAAAAAGAACGCTCAATTGCAGAGCATTACACACGCAGATTCATTGATTATATGAGTTTTAATCAATCATCATTTCCAGAATATAACACAAATAGCAATGCGGATATGTTCCCAGACAAACAAGCGGACTTTGGTGGCTGGTATCTCTAGGGGTAAATATGCCACTAAAGAAACAAACGTTAAAAAACTAAAGGTTTACCTTAATAAAATAGAAAATGGCTCTTAATTTCACGCATACAAAAGGCGATACATTTAGTGAAGTAGCTTTCGAAGTAAAGAAAAATGGCACGGCTATTGATTTAACAGGTGCAACAATCAAAATGCAGCTCCGTAAAAACTATAGTGATGTCTCTGCATCCTTAGCTTTGACTTCGGTATCAAATGCAGGGCTTACTATTACAAACGCTGCCAATGGACACTTCAAGATCAATGCCCAAATTATTGACATTGAAGTATTTAATTACGTTTATGATATTCAATTCACGCTTTCTAGTGGTGAAGTAAGAACATACGTAAAAGGAGGATTTAATATAACACCAGAAGTGACTCGCTAGAATGGAAGATATAATAGACATCATAGTAACCGAAACAACGAATACCATTGAGATTACTTCGCAATGAACGGATGAGGTAATTGATGTCAATATTATAGACAATCGTGAGGACATAACGCTTAATGTGACTCCAACGGTTGTCGAAATTAATATCAATTCCTTGACAGGAAACTTTGGGGTAAACTGGGGCGAGATTACAGGAACTCTTTCAAATCAAACTGACCTTAATACGGCTCTTGGATTAAAGGCTGATTTAGTAGGTGGCAAAGTTCCATCTTCTCAGCTACCTAGTTACGTTGATGATGTAGTCGAGGTGGCTAATTATGCAGCGTTACCAGCGACTGGCGAGACTGGTAAGATTTATATTACCCTAGATACGAATTATATCTACCGCTGGACTGGCTCAACCTATGTAGAAATTAAAGATTCTAGTGCGGTATGGGGAGCAATAACTGGAACGTTAAGCTCACAGACTGATTTGCAATCTGCATTAGATGCAAAGGATGCAGTCTTGACTTTTAGCTCGCCATTATCACGATCAACAAATACAATTTCAATTCCTGCTGCTACAAGTTCAGCAAATGGCTATTTGACTTCGACTGATTGGTCTACATTTAACGGCAAGCAAACGGCATTAAATGGAACTGGATTTGTCAAGGCAAGTGGAACGACTATTAGCTACGATTCTAGCACTTATGCTTTAGATTCTGCGGTAGTTAAATTAGCTGGTAGTCAAACTATAACTGGACAAAAGACTTTTTCTTCTACTTTATACGGAACAAGTGGAGTTTTCAGCGGTCAAATTAGTGCAACAACAGGAAATATAAACGGAGATAATACTACAAACGCTCTTTATATAACTCATAATAGTAGCTTTAATTCGCTTGTAATTGTTCAATCTGGAGGTGGTGCTGCAATCTATGCAGATGGTAAAATTCTTGCTAATCAGTTTGTTAAAATTGGGGGTGCTTCTACTAGCTTTTTAAAGGCAGATGGAAGCGTAGATAATAACACTTATTTAACTACAAGCTCGGCTGCATCTACTTATTTACCTTTAAGCGGAGGCACATTAACAGGAGGATTAAGTGGAACTACTGGGACATTTACTGGTAACGTTTCAACATCTGCACAATTAAGAATTGAATCATCTGGCAATGCTATATTGTTAGTAGGCTCTAGAACTTCAGGAACGGTATTTGAGATTTATAACTCTACTAACGTATTAAGATTTTATAACGGAACTAATGAGGCTTTAAAGATTGAAACTGGAGCTGGTGCAGCTACGTTTTCAAGTAGCGTTACGGCAACACAAGCAAATTTTACAAATGCGTTTACTAATAATATAAACATTGCTCAAACTAGCGGAAGCACTACGTTAGGTCACATAGGTCAATTTTTCGATGGAACTTATATAAGTAATAATTACTATTATAATGGCTCTCAGTCTTATGATGATAATACAAAAGGAAATTCATCATTCCAGCTTTGGGGTGGATATATGGTATTTTCGACTGGTGCAGCAAACACTGTACCTAGTGAAAAAATGCGCATTACGCAATCTGGCAACGTAGGCATCGGAACGACTTCGCCAAGCTACAAGCTAGTGGTTAATAGCGGAACTGATGGAACAAGTGCCGGAATTGCTGGCTCTACTTATGGAATACGTTTTGATAATGGTGGAACTTATAGTTCTGGTATGTCTACTATTCACGGAGTAGATACTACTTTAGTAGGAAGTTATCAGCCTATAATGTTAAACGGTTCAGATGTTCGTTTTGGCACTTCGGCTACCGAACGTATGCGAATCACTTCCGCTGGCAACGTAGGAATCGGAACGACTTCTCCACAACAAACATCGTCAAATAGAACGGTTACAACCATTAACGGTACTTCAAGTGCAATTCTTAACCTTGCCACAAGTGATACGTTAAGAACTTATTTATACGCAGATTCTAGTGGTTCTACTTTTGAAACGGTAGGAACAAATACAATTAGTGCAAGTGGAGCTAATATAATAGCTTTTAATACTAATGCTTCCGAACGTATGCGTATCACCTCCTCTGGAAACGTATTAATCGGAACGAGTTTTGCGCCAGCTGGAAATGGTTTAGGAATTGCAATTTATAAAAATGATTACCCTAGAATTACATTTAGAAATTCTACTACGGGAGACCAAGCATCTGGAGGCTTTCAGTTTTATTTGAATGGTAATGACTTTTACCAAGAAAGTCCGGGTAATACTATTTTTGCAAATGGTGGTACTGAACGTATGCGTATTACTAGCGGGGGATTTTTTAAAGCTA